AACCGCTGGCATCACCGTGTTGACTACGCCCCATTTAAGAATAATGGCTTGAGCCTGCGCCCAGACTTAGTAATTCCAGAGGGTATCGACAACTACGGTATGACCCTGAAAGACATTAGGGAAAGCCCTAAAAAATAATTAAAAATATTTGCAAAAGGGGGTTGACGCCCCCTAATTGTTTAAGTTAAAGTTACACCTACTGACACATTGGTCAGGACAGCGAATCAGGAGCGAATCATGAAAGTTTTTAAATTTGACCCAGCAACAGGCAAACGTGGTGAACAAATTACCGAAGTCCCACGTTTCTTCGCTTACTCAAACATTGGCGGCGCTTCTTGCGTCCTACCAAAAAATTCTAAAGATACAACATGGTCTGTTGCCACGAAAGTGGAAGACCGTCAAGGCAACGAGGTTACATTTACCGAGCCAGTATGTTTCTGTATGGGTCAGATGACCTGCGGTTCAGACACCACTTGGGAGTGGATTGCATACCTCCCAAAATAAAGTAAAAATATTTATTAAGAGGGGTTGACAGCCCCTAATCGTTTAACTGATAATTAAACCACTGACACAGCAAACCGCACAGTCAGTTAACAGCGAAAGAGAGCGAATCATGGACAAATACTACAAATGCGATTGCTGCGATTACGTTATGCATGAAGATGAGATTGAGACGGTTAACGATACAAGCGGAGCCTCAGACGGCACGTTAGACATCTGCCCTGAGTGCCGTACACCTGAGTCCTATACGCTAGTGGAGGCATCATGAAACCAATCCAAATCGAATATACGCTCGACGCAGCGGAGCTTCCAGAGCCAGTCGAGGTAATCATCAACGTGACTTACTTCCATGAAAGCCCGCCGAACCGCCATAGCTGGGACAGCGACGTGGACTACTACGGATACTATGAAATCCAGTTTAACTTGTTACACGCTGACGGTACGCCAGCGCCAGAACTAGATGCAATAATTAATGCGGCAGAAGTAAAAGACATCGAAGAAAAAATCTTAGAAGAAATGGCGGAGGCTTAATCATGAATCACTTTGACACTATGAACACTATCGTTAGCAAGTTCTTTGACAACTTGCCTAAATCCTACGTTGTGTACTGCGATTACATTGCGCACACAATCAGCAAGGAACTGAAGGCTAACGACACAGAGAAGCTGCTGTCTAGCGTGAGCAAGCCACAGTACGATTTGACAGCATCAGGCGCGTTTGCTAGTACAAAGAAGGTTATCTTAGTTGAAGACCGCAACGGCACGAAGTATCGCGTGACCGTGGAGGAGGTCGTATGAGAGAAGAAACCTTGTTTGAGAAGGCTGCAATTAGTATAATGTTCCTAGCCGTTTTGGTTTTAATGGCTTGGGTTCCTGACTTTGAGTTAGACGAGAAAGAGTGCGCTAAACAAGATGTCAGCGCATATGTCAAGCGACTCTGTGACGAATCGAAAGCGAAATAAAACCGAGTCGGTTTCAGCGAATTAAAAAAGGAAATCATGAATCCATCTATTGAACTTATACAACGTATTGTCAATGCTTTTGATGACAGTACCAACGGCAAAGAGATTAACCCGTTTGAATTCTTCAATCATCCAGACTTGTCTAATTGGCTAGTTGAGGCGAAAGATTTTCTTAACGAAATTACAATAGCAAAATAAGTTTACAGCTTCCGCGAAAGCGGAGCCAAGACGCATGACTACTGCTGGACGCGAAAACGTAAAGCGGACTTCACCCAGAAGCGGGAGACCATAGCACCTAGGAAGGCTGGTGGCAGCAAGACGGGAAAAGAGCAGTGGTCAGCCGTGTTGGTTAAGTTTACAGTAGGCTTGATTTAAGTTTACAGTCCGAAGTCGGTGTAGGCCCATGTGTAGCATCGACATACGCGCTGGATAATCGTAACCAGCTTGGCAAACCGAAAGCGAATCGAATACACTACGTTCATTCGTTCACTCCACATATGGGGATTATGGGTTATGCCAGAAACCGCCAAGAAGCCTGCTAAGGCATCCAAGACTACTAAGCCAATGGGTAAGACTCACGCGCCCGCAAAACCTCCTAAGAAGACAGGACGCCCGTCAAAATACGACCCTGAAATAGCCCGCATCATATGTGAGCAACTAAGCGAGGGAATACCATTAAGACAGATATGCAGAGAGAACGACGGCTTCCCTGCGTGGAGAACAGTTTACGATTGGATGGGGCGCGACGAAGCTCTTTCCGCATCCATCGCACGCGCACGCGATATTGGATATGACGCCATTGCTGAGGAATGCTTGCTGATTGCTGACAACATGGAGTTCGGGCAGAAGCAGGTGATGACTGACCAAGGCACGGCGACCACCATCGAGGATATGCTTGGTCACCGCAAGCTGCGCATTGAGACGCGCTTGAAGTTGCTGGCTAAGTTCCACCCTACTAAGTACGGCGACAAGCTAGGACTGCACGGCGTGGAGGGAGCCGCAGCTATTAAGACTGAGGACGCCAACGCTAACAAGTTCCTTGAAGTCATCCGTAACATGGAGATGACTAAGCGTGCTGGCTGAGTTTTTAGCCGACCCAGAGGTGCAGGCGGAGTTCAACGCCGAGCCTGAGCATGACCGCATTGCATACATCGCGCACGCCACATGGGTGGCTGGCGCTCACAAGTATCAGATACCGCCCCCACTAGAACATGACTACACAGTCTGGATGATGTTGGCAGGGCGTGGCGCAGGCAAGACTCGGAGCGCAGCCGAGGCGTTGTGGTGGTGGGCGTGGACGCACCCAAGCAGCCGCTGCCTAGTTCTAGCGCCTACGAGTAACGACATCAAGTTCACCTGCTTTGAGGGGCAGTCAGGTCTACTGGCCTGCATCCCGCAAGAGTTAGTGGTTGACTACAATAAGCAAGACCACCAGATTAAGCTGCGCAACGGCTCTATCATCCGTGGCATTAGCGCTGACTCATATGAGCGCCTTCGTGGCCCGCAGTTCCACTTCGCGTGGTGTGATGAGTTGGCTGCGTTCCAGTACCTCGGTGTCGGTGAGGCGTGGGACATGATGATGATGGGCTTACGTCTCGGTGATAAACCGCGTGTCATTGTGACAACGACGCCGCGCCCAAAGGACTTAATACTCGACCTAGTAGGGCGCGAGGGTGACGACGTGGTGATTGACCGCGCTAGTACCTACGAGAACGAGGCGAACCTAGCCTCCACCTTCCGCAAGCAGCTAGAGCAGTACAAGGGCAGCAAGCTGTATGAGCAGGAGGTGCTAGGTCAGATTGTTGACTTGGAGGACGGCAAGGTAGTCAGCCGTGATATGTTCAAGCTGTACCCTCACGATAAGCCCTTCCCTAAGTTTGAGTTCATTGTCCAGTCGTATGACTGCGCGTTCAGTGACAAGGAGTACAACGACCCAACGGCTATGACGACATGGGGAGTCTTCAAGCCTCTTGATGGCCCGATGTCCGTGCTGCTCATTGACTGCTGGGCTGAACACCTGACGTTCCCGCTGTTGAAGCCCAAGGTGTTGGAAGAGTGGCGCGTCTCGTATGGCGAGGGCAAGGACATGAAGCGCCCTGACCTGATACTGGTCGAGGACAAGGCGGCGGGCATCTCACTCATTCAGGAACTGCGGGCGGCGCACTTGCCAGTAAGGGGATACAACCCCGGCAAGGCTGACAAGATGCAGCGGCTGCAAATCACCGCATCTATCTTCGCTACTGGGCGCGTCTGGCTACCTGAGAGCAGCGTGCGCAAGGGCTATGTGAAGGACTGGTGCGAGGGCTTCCTGTCCCAGATATGCTCGTTCCCTGACTCGACTAACGACGACTACGTTGACAGCGCGACGCAAGCGATTCGCTTGATGAAGGATATGGGCTTCCTCGACATCAACCCAGAGCCTCGGTATGATGACGACGATGACGATTATGCTTATACCCGCAAAGAGCGGGTCAACCCATATGCGGTGTAAATCATGTCAAAGAAACTACTAGGCGGACTCGGCAAGGTTGGCAAGATGCTGCTTGCTAACGATGACGAGGGAGCCTTGAACGCAATCCGAGCCGCAGGGCGCGTCGCTCATGAGCAAGAGGCTGCTGCCCGCGCCGCCAAGAATGCGCAGGTTGCAGAGCAGATGGCTAACCTGCCTGCGCGTAACAAGAAGGCGAACGAGGCGCTAGGTCTGTATCACCCAGTCGGCGGTGGCATCAAGCTGTCTAAGCCAGTAACAGGTATGCACGCCACCACGGTGGCTGACCCTAAGTTCAACCCTCCAGACATCGGCATTATCACGCCTGAGCAGTTAGTCAAAGAGGAGGCGGCACTATTCCCATTGGTTGGCGACCGAGCCGCTGGTGGTCGATACCTGACCCACGTTGGCGAGAACGAACTTGAAACGCCAGTAAGGCTAACCGCAGGCCCACGCTACATGGATGCCAACTACAATCACCTTGACCCAGAAGAGTCAGCCGCATGGGAGTCTGGACTTGGTCGAGTTACCGCGCTAGGTCGTCAAGCTGAACGTGCAGGCGCGGATGGTCGTCCTGTCTATGGCATCTACACTGCTGGGTCTGGAACCAATACCGACTTCAACATAATGGGAACTAACGCCCTGCTTCAGCAGTTGCCGTATAGCAAGATTACTAAGAAGTCAGCGCAAGAGTTTGACCGAGCTATGCGTGAGGCGAGTAAACAGTTCCCTGCTATTCCAGATTGGCCCGGTATTCTTAGCCCTGATGCTCAAGCAATGTTGCTCGACAAAAGCAATGGCATTGCGCGTACCAAGTTGTTAGGAACGATGGGCAAAGAGAACTTCCAAGCAATGGGCTTTCCTGATGTGCCTGCCACTCGTAAGGCAATTATTGAGCCTGAGTTGCTTGATGTCCCAACCAATCAGACTGGTTTTAGACTGGCGCGTATGGATACCAAGGGTCGCATTATCGAGCAGCCAAACATTCCGTCTGACTACCCTGTCGCAATGGCGGGTAAGGTTGCTGGCAAGCTAGATGTACCCGCAGATTATAAGGATGTGTTCCAAACCCATTTCGACCGCCGTCGGTTACTGAGTCAACCAGAGTCAGGTGACTACTACTCTTTCTCTCGCGCCCACCCAATTCAATATGCTGATGACGAATGGCTGAACAGGCTTATGGAGCAACGCCGTCTTGCTGACCTAAAGATTAAAGAGGGCGAGTACAAGAAGGGCGGAGCCATTGACATCAAAGAGGCAGACAAGCGACTGGCTGCGGCTATCGAGAAGCGTATGGCTAAGGGTGGCGCGGTTGACATCGAGGCGGCTGACGCTAGATTGCAGGCAGCTATTGACGCCCGACTTGGCATGGCTGACGGAGGCGGAGCCTTCAAGAAACTAGAGTTTATGGCTGACGGTGGAAAGCTAGTCAAGGGCGCAAAGAAGGTAATGGACGTGCTGACTAAGCTACCAACTGGGACTGAAGACGCACAGAAGGCTGTGGCTGCTGAGATGGCTGCTAGGAAGGCGGCACAAGAGGCTGCGTATGCGCCTCATACCCTGCCGACTGAGAAGGGCAACAAGACTATAGCTAATGCCAAGAGGGCGTTAGGCAAAGAATATGACGCTCCTCAAGCTGAGGCGTTAAGGCTGGCTCAGGAACGTGCCGCATTGCCACCAGCCAAGGGTGGCTTGGGCTTGCCTGCGAACAATACGCCAGCGCAACGAGCGAAGGCGATGGGCTTTGACAAGGACACTTATCACGGTTCGGTTCACGACATTAAAAAGTTTGACTCCAACAGAGCCTCCACCGAAAGTCACGCAGGCAGAGGCGTCTACTCAACTGATTCTCCAAGAGATGCCAGCGAAAACTACGCAAGCATTTACGGGGCAGACGTTGCTGGAAAAGTTGATAGAGGCATGGAGCAGTTAGAAAAAGACTGGCGCAGAACGCACGGACGTATGAAGGATGAGGCTTTAACTCCGCGCCAACAGCAAATCATTCTGGGGAACACGGTTAACGCTGACAACATTGGCGTTGTATATCCGCTGAAGGTTAGGTCAGACAAATCAATTCACCTCGATAAGCCAGAGTCTAATCCGCATATGGTTGGCCCGTTTGAGAGATACGACGAAGCCTCTGATATGTATGTGGATACACCTAGCACTCCAAGATTTAACAGGGCTTTAAAAGAGTACGATGAAATGGGTGGTGAGACAAATCCAATAAGAGAATTTATGTTGGATTATGCTGACGAAGAAGGCAAAGTTCCTGCGCGTGATTTGTTCAATACAATTAAAAAAGAAGGTAACGACGCTATTTTGTATGACCCATATAGCGGCGACATGGTTTCAGGAGGCGTAGCCGCTGGCGACTTTATGCAGCACTTTGATGTTGATGAAATACGCCACACGCCACAATTTATGAATCCCCAATTGAACATTGGCGGCGAACACACAATTAGCATGAACCCAGACAACGTGCGCTCACGCTTTGCGGCGTTTGACCCGTTCCGTAAGAACGCGGCAATCGCTGCGGCAATGGGTGTTGCGGCTCCTGACTTGCTGGCAAAAGAAAAAAAGCCCAAGGAAAAGAAGAAAGCAGAAGGCGGTATAGCTATGGCTAAGGGCGGTAAGTTTGGCAACGTGTTAGAGGGTGCAAAGAAAGTTAGTAAGGTGCTGATGGCTCCTCAAGACGAGGTGATTAAAGCGCCATCAGTCATCATACCTAGCAAGGTATCAAACGTAGAGCAGGCAATACGCCAGAGCAAGGGCGAGTATGGAGCCAAGCGTGTGCAGCGTGCGGCTGACAAGATACCTAACCTTGAAAGGTTGTACACAGAAAAAGCTCTGACCCAAGCATTTGGTGGCGACAACGCTAAAGCCTTGATGGCAATGAATCCAGCGGACTTTGAAGAGTTCGCGCATCCAATACTTGAATTAGAAACACGTCGGCGTGGTGTTGAGCCTAGCAAGGCAAATTACCCAACAGATGAGTACATTAAATATTTATCAGGGTTAAAAGGTTTTGACGATGTCCCATTCCTTGAGATAAATAAGAAAGAACAAGGACTGCCTTTGATTCCTTATATTTCTGGGCATGAGGGTCGTCATCGAAATAGAGCATTGGCAAATCGTGGAGAATCCGCTGGGCTTGTTCAGTTGTTGCCTCGCTCCGAGTTGCGTGAGCCGTTTCCTCGTAGAAGTCAAGAAGAGTATCTTGAGGCGCTTTTAAAAGAATTAGAAATGACTGATAACTTAGTATTACCAGAAAAGTATTTCCCTGCTGATGAATACGACTTTAATAAACAAATTCAACGCCCAGCAATTAAATTACCAGAAATATTTGCCGAAGGCGGCAGCGCATTTAAGACACTTCAATGGAAAGATGCCCAACACTTTGATGGTGGTGGTATAGCTGTTGACCTGTCAGAGCCATCGGAAGACGCACGCCGTGAGCCAGCGCTTACTGACAAGGACTGGTCAAACATCAAGCGCAACGCGCCCAAATTGTACAAACTTGCAAAAGAGCAGGTTGCGCAAGAAGCTAGTCAACTAAAAACTTTAGGCGGAGCGAAAGACTTTGCTTTACGCACAGGCGCTCAGTACCTTGGAGGTATCCCTGACTTAGTCAATTTAGGATTAATGGGCGTTGACGCTGGGCTAGACACTAATCTTTCCTCTGAGAGACCTTGGCTTGGCAGTGAGCGATACCTTGACGCGCTGAAATCGTCTGGCGCAATAGGCGAGAACGAGTTTCCACTTGCCGAGATTACGGCAGGTATTCTTGCGCCAGCAGGATTGATTAAGAAGGGCATGAAGAAGATGCGCAAGATGCCTTCCCCTAAAGAAGAACCCAAGAAACGACTTGGCGGATTGACCGCGCTGTCACGATAAGGATTAGACATGGCAACAGATTATCCGATTGGCCCTGATGAAGACCGCTTCATTGATGGTATCCGCATGACGGATGAGGGTGGCGCTGAGGTAGATATGCTGCCCGGTGAGGAGCCTGATGTTGAGGAGTTGCCAGACGGTTCTGCCGTGGTGAGCCTTGCAGACTTTAAAGGCCCAGCCGAGGACGAGGACTTCTACGCTAACTTAGCTGAAGAGGTTGTCAGCATTATGGATTTGGAAGATTTGGCTACCCGCTACATCGACCTAATTGACAACGACCGCCAAGCACGCAAGAAGCGCGACAAGCAATACGAAGAAGGTCTACGCCGTACAGGCATGGGCGACGATGCACCGGGTGGCGCTCAGTTCCTCGGAGCCTCAAAGGTCGTTCACCCAATGATGGCAGAAGCCTGCGTAGACTTTGCCTCCCGCGCTATTAAGGAGATGTTCCCACCAGATGGCCCAGCCAAGACTAAGATTATTGGCGAGGTAACAGACGAGAAGACTGAGACCGCCGAGCGCAAACGCGACTACATGAACTGGCAGTTGACCGAGCAGATTGAGGAGTTTAGGGACGAGCAAGAGCAAATGCTCACTCAGTTACCACTAGGTGGTTCGCAGTTTATGAAGCTGTGGTTCGACGACAAGAAGCGCCGACCCTGCGCTGAGTTCGTTGCCATTGATAACATCTTGCTCCCCTTCGCCTCCGCTAACTTCTACACCTCGCAGCGTGTAACAGAACAGCAGGACATTAGCGAGTGGGAGTTCAAGCAACGTATTGACCGTGGCTTGTACCGCGACATTAATTTTATTCGCACAACGACAGAGCCAGAGCAGACTGCGTCAGAGAAAGCTAACGCCAAGATTGAAGGCAAGCAGTTTGAGGACGGTGAAGACGGATTGCGTCGCGTATACCACATCTACACTTGGCTTGAACTAGATGACGATGAGCGGGCAAACGGCGAGACCGCGCCCTACATTCTGATGATTGACGCGCTTGACCGCAAAGTATTGGGCTTGTACCGCAACTGGGAAGAGGGCGACGAAACCTTTACGAAGCTAGATTGGTTGGTTGAGTTCAAGTTCATCCCTTGGCGTGGCGCGTATGCGATTGGATTACCTCACCTTATCGGTGGCTTGTCTGCCGCCGCTACTGGTTCGCTACGAGCTTTGCTAGATACTGCGCACGTTAATAACTCCTTGACTATGTTAAAACTCAAGGGTGCAAAAGTGTCTGGTCAGTCAGACCAAGTAGAGATTACGCAGGTCACCGAGATTGAAGGCGGCATTGGCGTGGATGACATTCGCAAGATTGCGATGCCTATGCCGTTTAACCCACCTTCGCCTGTGCTGTTTGAGTTGCTAGGCTGGCTGACAAATCAAGCTAAAGGCGTGGTGACTACCGCCGAAGAGAAGATTGCAGACGCTAACAGCAGTATGCCAGTAGGTACAACGCAGGCATTGATTGAGCAAGGCGCAGTCGTATTCTCGTCTATTCACTCACGCTTGCATGATGCCCAGCGCCGTGTGTTGCACATCCTTGGACGCATTAACCGTTGGCACTTAGACGAACAACGTAAGGGCGACATCGTTGCCGAGTTGCCTATCAAGCGCCAAGACTTCAAACGTAACAGCGACGTGGTTCCTGTCAGCGACCCGCACATCTTCTCTGAGACACAACGTGTTGCGCAGATGCAGTCGGTCATGCAGTTGTCTGCACAGTTCCCACAGATTTTTGACCAGCGTGCTGTAGTGAGCCGTATGCTCAAGCAGTTGAAGGTTCC